AGGATGCAAACCGGCAGACGTCTGCCGGTTTGCCCGCCGATGAGCTGCTGATGCTGGAGCTGTACCGTGGGATGGATGCCGCCGCACGCAAGGGCGTGCTGGCCCAGCTGCTCGCCGGCCAGGCACCGGCTACCGGCGGCGTCACCGTCAGCGGCGACGGCAACCGGGTGGCGGGCAGGAACTACAAAGAGAAGCAGTGAGCGCGGGTGGGATAGCCAGCAGCAGGCCAGGGAATCAACGGAAGGTGGCGGATGGATGTCGGCGTTGAAGGCAGCAACAACCGGGTCGCCGGGCGCGACTATCAGGATGCGCGCAAGCACAACCTGACCATGGTGCAGGCTGGGCACATCAGCCTGGGCTGCCCCCATGCCAACCCGCAGGATGAGCAGGCCAACCGCCCGCTGGTGCCGGCGCAGCGCAACGCGCTGTACGAGCTGGGCCTGAAGTGCAGCGAGCTGGGCGCCGACTCCAAGGAGATCTGGCGCAAGGTCTTTGCCGAACTGGGCGTCACCCAGATTGCCGACATCACCGCCGGCCAGTTCCCCCAGGCGCGCAGCGTGCTGCAACGCCGCCTCGACCAGCTGCAGGACGAGGCCGACAAGCGCCGCCTCACCGGCAAGATCCTGCGCCTGGCCGACGAAAAGGCCGCCCGCGCCGAGATGAACAACTACTGCGAGCTGACCTTCGGCCGCACCCAGCTCGCCACCCTGCAGCGCCCCCAGCTGCAGCGCGTGCTGGACCACCTTCAGCGGCTGCAACCGCAGTCACACACCAACCGCCCACAGGCAGCCCCGGCCGGCAAAGGCAGCACGCTGGAGATGCTGCTGACCCGGTATCCGCTGTACCTGTGGGGCATGTTCGCGGCCGGGATGCTGGTCGGGAAGATCATTTTCTAGGGTGCCCTGCCGGGAACCACAAGGAGCAAAGCATGCGATTCGGACTTCTACCTGCTGCTGCACTGGCCTGCGCCGCCCTCACTGGCTGTGCACCGACAACGGTCAACCTGAAATCCAGCTTCAATGCCCAGGAAGCCCGCGCCATGACCCAGCGCGGCGTGAATATGATCACCGGCAGTGCTCTCATCCGCCAGAACGGCGGTGGCGTGGTGACCTGTGCCGGCCTGCCAGTGACCCTGCTGCCGAAAACCGCCTACGCCGCCGAGCGTGTCGCAGTGATCTATGGCAATACCCAGCAGGGTTACAACCCCGCCTACAGGGTTGTGACGTTCACCCCGAACCCTGCCGAGTTTGCCCAGTACGTCCGCAAGACCACCTGTGATGCCCAGGGCCGCTTTGCATTCGGCGATGTAGCCGATGGCGAGTTCTTCGTTGAAACCTCAATCACCTGGCAGGTCGGCTACTCGCTGCAGGGCGGCAACCTGATGCAGGCGGTATCAGTGAACGGCGGTGAAGCCCGGGAAGTGGTGCTGAGCCCGTGACCCAACTGCCGGACAAGTAACTCATCAAGATCATGCGCAAGGGAGTGCAACCATGGGAAACCTCATCCTCACTCGCCGGGAAGGCGAGACCATCCAGCTGCAAGTTGCCGATGACGTCGACCCGCAGGAAGCCCTGCGCTGGCTGATGGAAGAAGGCATCGAGATCACCGTCACCGAACTCCACGCCGGCAAAGTCCGCCTGGCCATCCGCGCTCCGGATGAGCTGGATATCTGGCGGGGGGAGTTGGGGGAGTGAAATATCAGGAATACACATGAACACCACATCAAGAACCCTGGTTGTAAAAGCGGTCGGTTACAAGCCGGCACGGAACACGCCGAAGGACTGGCAGCCCCCGAGAATCGAGGATGAAATCCTGAAGATCATGCTGTCTGGTCAGACAGTTGGGCAGCGTCACTGTCCCAAACCGAAGGGCAATGGAGGTATCAAGGATGGCACCCACTGTCTGTTCATCAACAACCACACCACCTTGAAACATGGGGTGCTGTTCACGGTGTGTGCGTATACCAAGGGGCATGTGCCTGAAGCCATCGCACCGGATATGACCAGTGCGCAGGCAGCCATCCAGGTGGTTGATCTGAAGGCGGATGACGGGCAGCCGAGCGAGCTGGTATTGACTTACCGCTGCCTGGCCTATGGTCAGATCCTGATCGTCGAGTCAGTAGCAGGGGGAGGTGGTGTAGGTGGCCTTGCCAAGATGCTGCGGGTACTCATCAAGGCGTGCTCTGCTGATGGCCATGGCGTTCTTGAGCTGTCCGATATCGGGTCTTCGGATCTGCATGCCCTGATCAACAGCCGTGGCGGCATCAGCAAGGTGACCGCATCGCTGGTGCATGAGGTCGGCGGGCAGACAAGTCGGTTTGCAAGGCCGCTGGGAGACATGAAGGGTCAGGTTCAAGGCACCAACCGTTGCATGGTTTCATGGATGGCCGGCGCTGACGAGACTCTGGACGAAGATGATGCACTGGCGGTGCTGGAAGAGGCTGACTCCGAGTTCCTGGCCTCAGTCACCTTGTCGTTCAAAGAGGGTGGCGGCGTTTCTGATCTGACCAAGTATCGAGAGCGCAAGCCGGTAAAGATCCAGCTCACGCCGGATGGACGCCCGGCGGTAACCGAGATTGAGACTGCCATGAAGGAGTATCTGGTAGAGTTGCGCGACCCGAGCAAGCAGGGGCCGATCAAGACCGACGGCACTCTGAAAACCGTCAAGAAGATGGAAGCCGAATGACATGAAACTGCGAGATTGGTTGGTGCCTGACGAGATGCAGAGTGCAGCATCAGCTGCCCATCAGATGCTCCGTGTGGTCACCAATACCTCGCATTTCTGGCTGAAGCAGATCTTTGCTGCGTTGGTGCCATTGCTGCTCGGCGGCTACCTGGGATGGTGGCTGGCCAACTGCATGACTCCAGATCAGGTGAAGTCCACCAAGGATGTAATCACGGCAATCATGACGCTGGTTTCTGTGCTGGCAGGCTTCATGGTCACGCTGATGCTGTTCACCGGACGGACGTCAGGGGCTGACACGCTGTCTGTCGAGCAGGCCTCTGCCTATGTTGAGAAGATCACCTACCTGCTGTTCTCGCAGGCACTGACCCTCGTGGTTCATGTCGCGTGTGTTCTGGCTGGTCTGGCGTGGTTGGTGGCACAAAACGTGTCGTCTGACACCACTGTCATCAACGTACTGTTTGCCGTCTGTACAGGCTTCCTGTCGCTGTCGCTTGTGCGCACGTTACTGCTGCCCTTCCAGATCTACGAAGTGCACCACTTCGAACTCGCTGCCATGGTGGATGAGAAGCAGCGGGCATTCATGGCAAGTATCCGGGAAGATGCTTGATCCCTGGCTATGCCGCCGGCCGCTCTGAGTGGGCGGTTTTAGCGTTGGAAAAATTACCTATCCGCTTAGTTCCTGCACCCTGACTCCATAGCGCCTCGCCACGCCACCCACACCCATCCGGGGCGCAAGGAGTCCCCCAGATGGCTGCTGCAGCTGGCTTTACCTCCCCCCTCGACTTGCGCGCCCACCGCCCTGGTGAGTGGGTAGTGCTCACGCCGCTGACCTATCACCTCACCGCCCCGATGGCCGCCATGTACTCGCTGGGTCACATCAGCGTACCGCGTGGCTTCATCACCGACCTGGCCAGCATCCCGCGCCTGCTGCGCCCGGTGCTCGATCAGAACGATGCCAGTCGTGCCCCGGCGGTGCTGCATGACTACCTGTACTGCGGCCAGTTCACCTCTCGCGCTGCCGCTGACCTGCTGTTCCTGGAAGCACTGCAGCGCGCCGGCATCAGCCGCATCAAGCGCTATGCCATGTATGCCGCCGTGCGCACCTTCGGCCGCAGCTACTGGGATGCCCGACCGAATGGTCTGATGCCCGGTGAGGACATCATCGAGCTGGAGGCCAGCTGATGACCTGGGAGCAAGTACTGCAACTGGCCCCACTGCTGATCAGCATTGCCGGTGGCCTGTACTCCTGGCACGCCGCACGCTCGGCCGCCACGGCAGATGAAGCCGCGCAACTGGCTGCACGCCTGACCCGCCAGGACGAGCGCCTGCTGACGCTGGAAAAGCAGGTGGAGTACCTGCCGGATCACAAGCTGGTCGCCGAGATGATGGGCGACATGAAAGCCATCAGGACCGAGATTGCGGGGCTGGCGCGGGAGCTTGGCCCTTTGTCCCGGTCGGTCGACCGGATCAATGACTTTCTGCTGACGAGGTCTGCATGAGCCACCATTACGCCACCTTTCTGGCCGAGGACCGCCGCCTGGTGCTGCTGCGCGTGCTGTCTGAAATGCCGTCATACCGAGCCAACAGCTCTGTGCTGACCACGGCACTGGAGCACTGGGGGCATACCCCTACGCGCGACCAGGTAAAGACCGAACTCAGCTGGCTGGCTGAGCAGGGACTGGTGACTACCAGTGAGCTGACCGGTGCAGTCGTGCTGGCGACGCTGACCGAGCGCGGGCAGGACGTGGCCAGCGGCCGCGCACGATGCCATGGCGTCAAGCGCCCGGGGGCCTGACTGACATGGGCCGTAAATCGACCGTCGACCGGCTGCCGGCTGAGGTGCGCAGTCACATCGAGCGCCGGCTACGCGAAAACCGTCTGACGCTGGATGAGCTGATCAAGGATCTGCAACAGCACTTCCCGGCTACCCAGTTGCCAAGCCGCTCTGCACTCGGCCGCAAGCGCCAGGCCTTCGATGAGATGGCGCGCAGCATGCGCGAGATCGACGCAGCAGCTACCGCCCTGGTCGCCGAGCTGGGGGAAGACTTCGACGACCGCTCCGGCGCACTACTGGCCCAGGCCGTCACCACGCTGGCGACCAATGCCACCTTCGGTGCGCTGCAGGATGGTGATGCAGGCATCAAGGATGTGCTCGATCTGGCCCGGGCCGCCAAGGCGGTGCAGGAAACCCGCAGCCTGTCCCTGAAGGAGCGCAAGGCCATCGAGGCCGCTGCCCGTGAACGACTGCTGGCCGAGCAGCAGGAGCGCCTGGAGGAAATGCGCGGTAGCGACGGCATGAGCGAGCAGCTGGAAGACCGTATCCGCCGCATTCTGCTGGGGAAAGCCTGATGGAAGTGATCCTGACCGTGCCAGATATGGCCATTCTGGGTAGTGGTGTGTTCATGCTGCTGGCCCTTGGCTTCGTTGCCGGCCGCATGTATGGCCTGTACCGGCAGGATGGCGTCCTCGGCGCTCAGTATGCTGCGCAGGTAATCCGTGAGGGTGAACTGGTCGCGCAGGCCGATACCGCTGCCCGCTCTGCACAGCTCGAAGGTCAGCGCGGCCGCCTGATGGCACTGGTACGCAGTGGTGATGTGCCCAAACGGGACGTGGCCATCATCCAGTTCATCCTGCGCGGTGATCGGTCATGAAGGGACTCACGCCACAGGGCGCGCCGCGCAAGATCGATCTGGCCGAAGAGATGGAGCTGTACGGCGTGGACGTGCCGCAGGACATTGCGGCGGCCCAGCCGAGCGGCGAGCCCGTGTTCCTGCCGTACCAGCAACGCTGGTTCGAGGATGACAGCCAGATCATGCTGGCCGAGAAGTCCCGCCGCACCGGCCTGACCTGGGCCGAGGCCGGGCGCAACGTCATCAACGCGGCCAAGCCGCGCCGCCGGGGCGGTACCAATACCTTCTACGTCGGCAGCCGTCAGGAGATGGCGCTGGAGTACATCGCCGCCTGCGCGCTGTTCGCCCGCGCCTTCAACGAGCTGGCTGAGGCTGATGTCTACGAGCAGACCTTCTGGGATGCAGGCAAGAAGGAAGAGATCCTGACCTACATGATCCGCTTCCCGAAAACGGGGCGGAAAATCCAGGCGCTCAGCAGCCGACCGAGCAACCTGCGCGGTCTGCAGGGTGATGTGGTGATTGATGAGGCGGCCTTCCATGAGAGCCTGGAGGAGCTGCTGAAGGCCGCGCTGGCTCTGACCATGTGGGGCAACAAGGTGCGGATGATCAGCACCCACAACGGGGTGGACAATCTGTTCAACCAGCTGATCCAGGATGCACGCGAGGGCCGCAAGGACTACAGCATCCACCGCATCACGCTGGATGCTGCCATCCAGGAGGGGCTGTACCGCCGCATCTGCTACGTCACCGGTCAATCCTGGTCACCCGAGACGGAGAAGTCGTGGCGGGATGGCCTGTATCGCAACGCACCGAATGTCGAGTGCGCCGACGAGGAATACGGCTGTGTGCCGAAGAAGTCCGGCGGCAACTACCTGTCGCGTGCCCTGATCGAGCTGGCCATGGTGGCCGACCACTCGATCCGCATCTACCGCTACGAAGCGCCGGCTGGCTTTGAAGCCTGGTCGTCGGATATGCGCGAGGCCGAGGTACAGCAGTGGTGTGAGGAGAACCTGCGCCCCGAGCTGGCCCGGCTCGATCCGACCTGCCGCCATGTGTTCGGCGAGGACTTCGCCCGTCGCGGCGACCTGACGGTGTTCGTGCCGGCCACCATCCTGCCCAACCTGCGCCGCCGCGTGCCCTTCGTGGTCGAGCTGCGCAACCTGACGTACGAGCAGCAGCGCCAGGTGATGTTCTTCATCTGCGACCGGCTGCCACGGCGTGGCGGCATGGCCTTCGATGCGACCGGCAACGGTGGCTATCTGGCCGAGCAGGCTGCGCTGAAGTACGGCGTCAACGTAGTGGACCAGGTGCACCTGTCTGCCGGCTGGTACCACGAGTGGATGCCCCGGCTGAAGGGCCAATTCGAGGCCGGCGGCTACGAGATCCCGCGTCACCAGTCCACCCTGGACGACCTGCTGTCCATCAAGCTGGTCAACGGGGTTCCGGCCATCGACAAGGGCCGCAAGAAAGACCTGGATGCTGAGGCCAGCGCCGGCAAGGCCAAGCGCCACGGGGACTTCGCCGTCGCGCTGGCGATGGTGGAGCGCGCCTGCTGGATGGATGGCGGCGGCATCGACTGGACCGAGGTTCCGCGCAACAGCCGGGGCTTCGACAACGTGACCAACCCTGACAACGACTACAACGGCCTGCTTTCGGAGCCAACAGCATGGTGATGCACAAGCTGCGTGCCGCACTCGGCCGCATCCTCAATACCAGTGGCGGCATCGTGGATACCGGCCGCCTGGCCGAGCCGCAGACGGCAACCATGATCGGTCTGCACCAGGAGTGGCAGGGCCACCCGACCCGGGGCCTGACGCCCTCGAAGCTCGCCAGCATCATGGATGCGGCGGAACAGGGCGATCTGGCCGCCCAGTCCGATCTGTTCGAAGACATGGAGGAGAAGGACGGCCACATCATGTCCGAGATAGGCAAGCGCCGCCGCGCGCTGCTGGGGCTGGACTGGGACATCGTGCCACCGAACAACCCATCGGCTACCGAACGCAAGGCCGCCGAGGCATTGTACGAGCACCTGCAGGGGCTGGATGACTTCGAGGGCATGCTGTTCGACGTGACCGATGGCATCGGCAAGGGCTTTGCCAACCTAGAGCTGGAGTGGGGCCGTGATGATGGCATCTGGCTGCCTGCCTCGATCGAGCACCGGCCGCAGAGCTGGTTCACCGTGGTGCGCGGCTACCGTCAGGAGATCCGCCTGCGTGGGCCTGGCGGTGGCGAGCCGCTGCAGCCGTTCGGCTGGATCACCCACCAGCACAAGGCCAAGTCGGGTTACCTGGAGCGCTCGGCGCTGTTCCGTGTGCTGGCCTGGCCGTTCCTGTTCAAGAACTACTCGGTGGGTGATCTGGCCGAGTTCCTGGAGATCTACGGCATCCCGATGCGACTGGGCAAGTACCCGTCGGGCTCCAGCGAGAAGGACAAGCTGACCCTGCTGCGGGCGCTTTCGCAGCTGGGGCACCGCGCCTCCGGCATCATCCCCAGCGGCATGGAACTCGACTTCCTGGACGCGGCTACCGGTGACCCGAAGGCGTTCGAGCTGATGATCAGCTGGTGCGAGCGTACCCAGTCCAAGGCCATCCTCGGCGGAACCCTCACCAGTCAGGCCGATGGGGCCAGCAGCACCAATGCGCTGGGCAACGTGCACAACGAGGTGCGCATGGACCTGCGCGACGCCGATGCCCGGCAGATTGCTTCCACCCTGTCGCGCGATCTGATCTACCCCATCGCATTGCTCAATGGTTGGGTCAGCGACTGGAAGCGCTGCCCGCGTCTGCGCTTCGATATCAGCGAGCCGGAAGACCTGACGGCCTATGCCGACAGCCTGCCGAAGCTGGCTGGCATCGGCCTGCGCATCCCTCGACAGTGGGCACAGGAGCGGCTGGCCATCCCTGAGCCGGCTGAGGGCGAGGAGATCTTGCAGGCTGTGCCGGTGGCTGCCACACCAGGCGCGCAGCAGCCCCTGCAGGCCGCCGCCACTGCCCAGCGTCCGGCCGATACCAGCGCTGCGCTGGCCAAGGTAATGCGACCAGCCACCGATCAGTGGATCGACCAGATCCGCGCGCTGGTGGATGACGCCGAGAGCCTGGAGCAGATCCGCGATGGTCTGACCGAACTGCTGCCGGACATGACGCTGGATCAGTACGCTGAGGCTATGTCTCACGCGCTGGCCGCTGCTGCCCTGCGTGGCCGCTACGACGTGCTGCAGGAGGCCGCCGGTGGCAATAACGGCTGAGTCGCTGAGCTTTACCGAACAGGAGGCGTTCTTTCGCCGCAAACTGAACCTGCCGACGCAGGGCTGGACGGATATCTACACCCAGGAGCATGACTGGGCCTTCGTGGTGGCCGGTGCAAACCGGGATGATCTGGTGGCTGACTTTCGCACTGCAGTGCAGAAGGCCATCGACGGCGGCTCGACGCTGGAGGACTTCCGCAAGGACTTCGACCGCATCGTGGCCAAACACGGCTGGGACTACAACGGTGGTCGCAACTGGCGCAGCCGGGTGATCTACGAGACCAACCTGCGCAGCAGCTACATGGCGGGCCGCCATGAGCAGCTGATGGCCGTGCGTGAGCAGCGGCCCTACTGGCAGTACATCCACAGCGATGCAGTGGAGCACCCGCGCCCGCAGCATGAAGCCTGGAACGGTATGGTGCTGCGCTGGGACGACCCATGGTGGCAGCAGCATTTCCCGCCGAATGGCTGGGGCTGCCAGTGCTCGATCCGCGCGCTGTCCGAGCGCGACCTGCAGCGCCTGGGCAAGTCCGGTCCGGACAAGGCCCCCGAGGTGGTGATGGAGACGCACACCATCGGCCAGCGCAGCCCGAACGGCCCGCGTGTGGTGCAGGTACCGCAGGGTGTTGATCCGGGGTTCGAGTACACGCCGGGGCGCAGCCGGCTGTCCGCAGCCATCCCGCCACCGGACAAGCCACCGGCACATATCTCGGGGGCAACCAGCGGCCCAGGCGTATCGAATCGACTGCCCGATGAGCCGTTGCCGACTGCGCGGCCATCGCCCGTGCCTCTACTCGATCTGGCCGACATACCAGCGTCTGAACAGCCCGCGGCCATGGCAAAAGCCTTTCTTGAGCCCTTCGGTGCCACCCTGGATGAACCCGTCATCTTCACTGATGCCGTTGGCGAGCGCGTGGTGATCGGCAATGAGCTGTTCACCAAGGGTGGCCGCGATGTCCTCTCGAAGATCGACAAGCAGGGCCGGGGCAAATACATGGCCATGCTGGCAGAAGCCCTGCGTGACCCTGATGAAATCTGGGTGAGGCTGGAGTGGTACTACCGCGAGAAGGTGGCTGTCGTGCGCCGTCGCTATGTCACCCGCTTCGTAGTGGATGGGCATGATCAGCCGCTGCTGGCGGTATTCGAGCGAGGGGACAATGGCTGGACAGGTACAACGACCTTCCAGATGATCACGGATGAACAGGATGTTCGGGTGGGGGTGAGGCTGTACAGGCGGGAGGAATAGACTCCATGTGCCGGCTCACATGGAGAACCCAGCGCACTTGGCGACCCAATTTGCCGGGGGCAGCACATGCTACTGAGCGATTGAAGTATAGGTGACTCGATGTCCGGCGTAACCCTCGAATTCGACAACGCCGCCGCGCTGGCCTACATCCAGCAGGTGGCCGATGCCACCGGAAACCCTGAGCCCATGCTGCGCGACATGGGCGAGTACCTGCTGATCGCCCATGACGGCCGCTTCAAGAGCCAGACCGCGCCGGACGGCACACCCTGGCAGGCGCTGTCGCCGGCCTACCAGCGCCGCAAGAAGAAGAACCAGGACAAGATCATGCGGCTGGATGGCCATCTGGCCAACACCCTGCGTTACCAGGTGCGCTCCGGTGAGCTGCTGTTCGGTAGCAACCGGCCCTATGCCGCCATTCACCAGCTCGGCGGCGAGATCCAGGTGGCATCCCGCAGCCAGCAGGTGTTCTTCAGGCAGGACACCCGCTCCGGCGAAGTCGGCAATCGCTTCGTCAAGCGCAAGGCCAGCAACTTTGCCCAGTGGGTGACCATTGGGGCTTACAGCATCCGCATTCCGGCCCGCCCGTTCCTCGGTACCAGTGCGGCAGACAATGCCGAGCTGGTGGAGATCGCCAAGGGCTACCTGCTGCCGGGCTCCTGAGGCGCGCTCAGAGGCCGCTGGCCGCCGAACCCGCCCGAGTGTTGCCGTTATCGCCGAAAGCCCCGCAGCGCGGTTTATAAACCGTTTACGTCGGGGCTGGATGGCAGCACTGGAAGTGCATACAGCACTCAGCCCCCTGCAAGACGATTTTGGTGCTGGAAAAAAGACCCATCCGCCCCGTGCCGGCAGTCTGTCGGCATGAAAACCAAGAAACCTACTCCGACTCGAAGCGCCCTGGCACTGGCAGCCTGCCACTTCCAGCTGGCTGCACCTGCCGCTGACCGCACGCTGTGGCTGCAGGCCACTCCGGATGGCCTGTTCCGCCCGGCCGATGGCCGTGAGATGCCCGTGGCAGCCTGGCGCATCGATCAGGCAGTGGCCAGCAAGGTCATTGAGCGCTTCCGTGCCCGGCGCACTCCGCCCGTGGTCGATTACGAGCACCAGACCCTGCACAAGGAGCAGAACGGCCAGCCAGCACCGGCCGCCGGCTGGATGCGCGACATCGAGTACCGCGCTGGCGAGGGGCTGTTCATCCAGGTCGAGCTGACTGCCCGTGCTGCTGACCTGCTCACTGCAGGTGAGTACCGCTATTTCTCCCCCGTGTTCATGTTCGATCCCGTCACTGGCGACGTGCTGGACATGCTGATGGGGGCCATCACCAACAACCCGGCTATCGACGGCATGCAGGCGCTCGCCCTGCAGGCCGCCGCCACCTTCGGGTTGCCCACCACCGAGGAACCCATCGTGAATGAACTGCTGAAGGCCGTGATCGCCGCCCTGGGGCTGGCCGAGACGGCAACCGAAGAAGAAGCCATTGCGGCGCTCAAGTCCATGACTGGCGAGCAGGCGGCCCTGTGCGCCCAGCTCGGCATTGCAGCGGGCAGCAAGCATTCGGCGATGCTGGCCGCCTGTACCGGTCTGAAGGCCGCAGCCAAGCCGGACCCGGCGAAGTTCGTGCCTGTAGAGGCCTTCACCTCTGTGCAGAACCAGCTGGCTGCGCTGACCGCCCGTGTTGACGGCGATGCCGCTGAGCGCCTGATTCAGGATGGCCTGGCCGATGGCCGCATCCTGCCTGCCATGGAAGGCTGGGCCCGTGACCTCGCCAAGAGCGACATGGCCGCCCTGAGCAAGTACCTGGAGCAGGCCGCGCCCATCGCAGCCCTCACCAAGACCCAGACCGGTGGCCAGCCGCCTGCCGGTGGTGGCGAGGGTGCCCTGTCTGCCGAAGAAATGGCCGTGTGCAGCCGCATGGGCCTGACCCCTGAACAGTTCAAGGCCGCCAAGGAGTCCTGATCATGCCGCTCACTCAAGACCGTCTGACCAGCCAGCGTACTGGCAAGAACTTTGGCGATCCGGTCGCTGCCGGCGCCGTCATCTTCGCCGGCAGCCTGGTCTGCCTGGATGCCAGCGGCAATGCCGTACCCGGTGTCACCGCCACCGACCTGACCGCCCGTGGCATGGCCGAGGAACACGTCGACAACAGTGCCGGCGTGGCCGGTGCCGTGCGCGTGCGCGTGGTGCGCGGCGTGTTCTGCTTCGACAACAGCGCAGGTGCCGATCAGGTGACCCGTGCAGACATCGGCAGCCAGGCCTGGATCGTGGATGACCACACCGTGGCAGCCACCAACGGCACCAACACCCGCAGCCCGGCCGGCATCATTCGTGATGTCGACAGCCAGGGCGTGTGGATCGAGATCTGATCGAGGAGCCCCGCATGATCGTCAATAAAGCCAACCTGAACGCCCTGTTCATCGGCTACAAGGCCCAGTTCCAGCAGGGCATGCAGAGCCGTGGCACCCCGGTCTGGAAGAAGATCGCCACCGAGGCCACCAGCACCACTGCGGAAGAGATGTACCCGTGGCTGGGCAAGAACACCGCCTTCCGCGAGTGGGTCGGTGACCGCGTACTGCAGTCGCTGATGGCCCATGAATATCGCATCAAGAACAAGCCGTTCGAGAACACCGTAGTGGTCGACCGCGACAGCATCGAGGACGACCAGTACGGCATGTTCAACATCCCGATGCAGCAGCTGGGCGAGGACGCTGCCGACCATCCGGATCAGCTGGTGTTCGATCTGCTGGCTGCTGGCTTCACCACCCAGTGCTACGACGGCCAGAACTTCTTCGATACCGATCACCCGGTGCGCGTACCCGGTGCCGGCGAAGTCAGTGTCAGCAACTTCCAGGGCGGTACCGGTACCCCGTGGTTCCTGCTCGATACCAGTCGCGTACTCAAGCCGCTGATCCTGCAGACCCGCAAGAAGTACCAGTTCATCTCCAAGGACCAGGAGACCGACGACAACGTCTTCATGCAGAAGCAGTTCATCTACGGCGCTGATGGCCGCTCCAACGTCGGCTTCGGCCTGTGGCAGACCGCCTTTGCCAGCCGCGAAACTCTGGACGAAGCCAGCTTCGACGATGCCTTTGCCCAGATGCTCAACGTGAAGGGCGACAACGGCCGTTCGATGAAGATCGAGCCGAAGCTGCTGGTGGTACCGCCGACTCTGCGTGCTGCTGCCAAGTCGCTGATCGAGGCGCAGCAGAAGGCCAACGGTGCTTCCAACACCAACTTCCAGGCGGTCGAGGTACTGGTGACCTCGCTGCTGTCCTGAAGGAGTGACCCATGACTGAAGCCAAACGCCGCCAGCGCAAGGCTGGCGAAGGTGAGCCGGATGCTGTGGATCAGACTGCTGCTGTGGCTGATGTGGCGGCCACCGGTGCCGATGCACCAGCTGCCCCCCCCGCACCGACCGAAGAAGTGGCCGCGCCGGCTGGTGATGAAACCGCAGGCGATGGCGCTGCCCAGGAAGACGCTGGCCAGCCGGCTGAGGAGCCCTCGCAGGCGCTGGAGTGGATGCGCGCGCAGGAAGAAGTCGAAGCGATCTTCGTCCGCTCGCTGCCACCATCCTTCCGCCGTGCCGGCTACCGCTTCACCCGTGCCGGCCATGGCCTGCTGCTGCGCAATCTGACCGATGAGCAGTACCAGGCCATCACCAGCGAACCGATGCTGGCGGTCGAGCACTGCACGGTGAAGGTGCCGAAGGAGTAAGCCATGCGCTACATCACTGCCGCTGCCCTGGCTGATCGCCCTGGTGTGCTGGAGCTGGCCCAGGTGGCCACGCCGTCTCACCTGCGTGTGGTGCCTGCTGAGCTGATGGATGCCACCCTGCGGGCTGAGGATCGCAGCAGCTGGACGGCAGCCGAGGTGCAGGCGGCAGATGATGCGCTGCAGTGCATCACCAGTGCCGTCGACCAGGCCGAAAGCCTGATTGATGGCTACCTGATGCAGCGTGGTTACAGCCTGCCGCTGTCGCCGGTACCGGCGCTGGTGTCTGGCTGGGCCCGCGACATCAGCCGCTACATGCTGCACAAGGATCGCCGGGCACTGGAAGACACGGACCCGATTGCCCGCGCGTACCGCGATGCCCTGCGCCTGCTGACCGAGCTGGCCAATGGCCGCTTCAGCCTGGGGGCTACTGACCCACTGAAGGGCAATCCGCAAGCAGTCGAGATCCAGGTGATGTCGGATGCCCCGGTATTTGACCGCCGGCAGCTCAGGGGCTTCCGGTGAGCAGCGCGCCGTTCGATGTGCAGCTGGTGATCGAACGCCTGCGTGCCAGGGTTCCGGCACTGCAGCACGTTGATGGGGCATCTGCCTACGCTGCCGTGAAGTCGCTGGCCGACTTCCGCACCCCCTGTGCCTATGTGCTGCTGGCCAATGAACGGCCAGCGGGTGACATGGGGCGGGCAGGCACCCAGCAGACCACGGCCACCTTCGGCGTGGTGCTGGCAGTGCGCAGCTACCGCGACATGCGCGGCGAGGCGGCTATGGATGATGCCTCGCCACTGATCGGCGAGATCCGCCAGCAGATCATCAACTGGATACCGCCTGTACAGGGCGGCAAGCCCTGCCGATGGCAGCAGGGCGATGTCCTGGACTACGACGCCACCACGCTGCTGTGGTGCGATGTGTTTGCCACTGAGCATTTCATTACCGGGGGAACCCCATGACCCAGAAGAAAGACCAGGCCAGCCCTCTGATCGAGGTCAAACTGGCCAAGCCGCACACCCACAAGGGCAAGCAGTACAAGCCGGGTGACAAGATCCAGGTGAATGCCATCGAGCTGGCATTCCTGCGCAAGGCCGAGGTAGTGGCTGAGGAGGCCGGACAATGAAAGACTTTTCCTTCCAGGGCAAATTCGGTCTGTACGACCGCCAGGCTTCGGGCAAGCCTGGCCGTGGCCGCTGGGTCGATGACGCCGCTGGCCTGAAGGTCAACCTGAAGCAGGACAGCGAGAAGCGCCAGGAAAGCTATACCGGCCAGAAGCTGACCACCGTGGTGCTGCAGAAGGCCAAGGAAGCCGACTTCGAGATTGAGCTGAACGCCGGCAGTGCAGCCAACTTTGCGCTGGCGCTGCAGGCCAGTCAGAACGATGTCGCGGCCGGAACCGTTACCGGTGAGTTGCTGCCCAGCGGCATTCTTGCCGGCGACTGGGTCAGCCTGGAGCACCCGCGTATCAGCTCCCTGGTGCTGACTGATAATGCAGCCATCCCGGCCACCTTGGAGGAAGGTCAGCACTACCGCATCGACTCGGCCGCAGGTGGCAGCCTGGAGTTCCTGGATGTTGCTGGCCTGACTCAGCCGTTCAGTGCCGCGTATGCCCATGGTGCCTACATCAACCTGGCCTGCTTCAACGTACCGGCCGTGACCAAGTACGGCATCCTGGACGGCATCAATACCGTGGACAATGAGCGCGTCCGCGTGCGCCTGTACAAGATGCAGTTCGATCCGGTCACTGGCCTGGACCTCATCAACAACGGTCTGTCCAGCATCAAGCTCAAGGGCAGCCTGCTGTACGACGTGCTGAACGCGGCCGATGCCAACCTTGGCGGCTTCGCTGGCGTGCAGCTGCCACCGGCTGAGGGCTGATCATGGCAGAGCTGAAGAAGAAGTCGGATGATCCGGCCGAGCCGGGTGCTGATGATCTCGTCATCCTGCATCCTGATCGCACAGTGAAGCTGCGCGGCAAGAGTTACACAGTGCGTGAGTACGGTTTCGTTGAAGGCCTGGAGCTGATCGCCCGGGTTGAGCCGCTGATTGCTGATCTGCGTGTCTGCCTGGAAAGCTCGACCGCGATCACCATCGAGCAGGTGCATGGCCTGCTCGGCCGGCATGCCTTCCTGGTGCGCGACCTGGCTGCCATCTCCATCGACATGCCGCCCGAGTTTGTCGCCGGTCTGACGCAGGCAGAAGGTTACGACCTGCTGATGTGGTGGTGGAGCGTGAACGGCCCTTTCTACGTACGCTGTGCCGTGAGTCGCAGCCAGGCCGCGCTGCTGGCCGCCAAGAAGTCCGCTGGTCCGATGTCTTCGCAACCCTCATCCGCGCCGGATACGGAAACCACCGAGATCTCGGCCGCCTGACCCGCCGCCAGCTGATGTTGTTCTGGGAAGCCGAGCATCGTCTGAATCGCCAGGCGCGTGCGGCGATGATGGTCGACATCAGCCACGCGATGGCCTGCGGCGATGATGCGCAGGCTCACCACAGACAGCTCCTCAAGCCATGACCGAAGCCCCGCCCTGCGGGGCTTTTTGTTGCGCCGGAAAAATCACAGGCGACCCAGCATCAGCGAGCATGCGGGTGAATCCACCGACCTGTGCTCACCATGTCCACCACCGACCTCAATCTGGCGCTACGCATCAAGGCTGACCTGGAGCAGGCCCGCCAGCAGATTGCTGCTGTGGGGGATGATCTGCAGGGGCTTGGGCGGGATGCGAATGATGCCAATGCCGGCCTGGATGGCTTGTCTGGCAAGCTGGACAGTGCAGGTAGCCAGAGCCAGAAGACCACAGCACAGCTGGGTGCCGCAGGATCTGCAGCGGGTAAAACTGGCTCGGCAGCTGCTGCGGCCGCAGCCAAGGTCGGCATCTATACCGATGCTGCAGGCCGCCTGCGCGAGGCCAACGGCCAGTTTGTCACCAGTGCGCGCAAGGCAGAACTCGGCCTGGATGACCTGGGTGATGCTGCCGAGGATGCAGGGAAGAAAACCGCAACTGTCGGCAGTGGTGCAGTAGCTGCAGAGTCCGGCCTGTCGAAGCTGTTGCCGAAGCTGATCACTGCCGGGTCTGCCATGGCGGCATTGACCAAAGCCGTTGCCGTGCAGCGCCAGTTTGACACCCTGAATGCCGGACTCATCACCGCGACCGGCAGCACTGAGAAAGCAGCAGAGGCCTTCGATATCCTGCAGGCCTTTGCTGCGACCACGCCATATTCCCTGGATCAATCGGTCGCCGGTTTCACCAAGCTGGTGAACCTCGGTTTGACGCCATCCGAGGATGCGCTGCGCTCCTACGGCAACACTTCGGCTGCGCTCGGCAAAGACCTGGAGCAGATGATAGAGGCCGTGGCTGATGCTGCTACCGGTGAGTTCGAGCGCCTGAAAGAGTTCGGCATCAAAGCGAGCGCCGAGGGCGACAAGGTCCGCTTCACATTCCAGGGCACCACCACTGAAGTCGGCAACAGTGCGGCCGAGATCGAGCAGTACCTGATCGGCATCGGCAATGTGAACTTTGCCGGTGCCATGGAACAGCGGATGAACTCGCTGGATGGTGCTATTTCCAACCTGGGCGATTCGTGGGATCAGCTGTTCCTCAACGTCAACCAGGCTGGCCTCGGTGAGCTGATGCGCGAGTCTGTGATGCTCGCGGTCGGCGCGCTCGATGAACTCAATGCCATGGTGGCCTCGGGTGAGCTGGAAGGCTACCTGGATGCCATCGGCATGAAGTTTGACGGCTTTGCTCAGGATGCGGCCGAGTCCATTGAGTTCCTGACGCGCTTCTACAGCGAGAACTTCGAGCAGCTGCATGGCGACGGCGAAGAGGCTGTCGATTTCCTGATCGAGGCCTTCGCCAGGTTTCCTGAGAACGTGCGGGCCTTTATCCAGACCATGGTTGTGGAGGTGGCCAGCGGGCTCGACAAGGCCAGCAGCTACGCTGCTGCATTCCGGGATGGCATCAAGGCCGTCTTCACCGATGACACGCTGGAGGGTGTCGGTGCCCGCCTGGAGCAGGAACTGGCCGGCATCAATGATGCTCGGGGCGCGAGTATCGGGGCCATCCTCGCTGAGCGTGAAGCTGCCAGCGCTGCCGCTGCCGAGCGCACTGAGCAAGCACGGCAGGCGCGAGCTGATTATGAGGCTGAGCGAAAGGCTGCCAGTGAGGCAACCGGTGACAGGCTCGCCCAGTTCAAGCTGGCCACATCTGCTACCAATGAGAGCACCGAGGCCAACAAGAAGGCTGTGGATGCAGCACAAAAGCTGCTCGACCAACAAACGACCTACGTACAAGGCCTGGAACGCCAGGCCGCCCAACAGGGCATGACCTCAGCCGAAGTGCGCCGCCACGAGCTTGCCGAACGCAACCTGACCGGCGCGCTGGCCGAGCGTGCCAATGCCGCGCTGGCCGCCCTGGAGGCGACCGAACGCCAGCAGCAGGCCGAGGCCAACGCAGCGCGCAATGTGCAGCTGCAGGCGGATCTGTTGCGCGCAGGTGGCAATGGCCAGGGCGCGGATCTGCTGGAGCTGCAGACCCGTTTCGACCAGATGCGCGCTGAGTTTGCCGAGGCTGGCAACGCGGCTGGCCTGCAGCTGCTCGATCAGCTGCTGCCGGTCGAGCAGGCGGCGATCCGGGTCAGTGCCATCAAGCAGCAGATCGATGACCTGCTGGCCGAGCAGCAGCGCCAGGAGCAGAGCGTTAACGTGCAGCAGGATGCCGGGCTGCTGACCGAGCTGGATGCGCGCCGGCAGATCCTGGACATCCACAAGCAGACCGCTGCAGAGCTGGAGAAGATGCGGCCTCTGCTGGCCGAGATGGCGCGGCAGCCGGGGGCGGTCGGGCAGTCTGCCCGTGCTGCACTACAGGGCCTGGACAATCAGGCCGTGCGCCTGCGCGCGACTACCTCGCTGCTGGCTGAGACGCTGCGCACCGGCATCGAGCAGGGTCTGGCGCGCGCACTGCAGGGGCTGGCGGATGGCACGATGACGGTGCGTGATGCCGTGCGATCACTCGCACAGAGCGTACTGCAGTCGATGGCTCAGCTGGCGGCGCAGCAGTTGGCGCAGCAGGCGACCCAAGGGTTTGCCGGCATGTTCAGCGGCATCACCCAGGCCGCGCCGCAGGCAGTGCAGGCGATCACTACGGTGCAGACTGCGCAGCAGGCGGCCACTACGGCTATGACTGCATCATCCGCTGCGGCAGCAACAACGACTGCCGCAACTCAAGCCGGCGCTGCAGCGACAACGGCCGCGTCCTGGACGCCGGCTGCCATCGCAGCCTCTATCGGTTCGTTCGGCGGTGCGGCGGCTATCGGCCTTGCGGCCGTGATGGCTGCACTGGCATTCCAGGCCTTCGCAGACGGCGGTCACGTCACCGGCCCTGGCACTGCAACCAGCGACAGTATCCCGGCATGGCTCAGTAATGGTGAGTTCGTGTCGCGCGCGGCTGTCGTCGCCCAGCCCGGCGCGCTGGGGTTCCTGCACGACTTCAACGCGCGCGGCATGTCTGCCTTGGATGACTGGGCCGGTGCAGTACGCCACTCGACTGGCGGGCTTGCTGGCATTCCAGCGCCCGCGATGCCGGGGCCGGGCCGTGTGGCTGGCAGGCTGGCGGAGCCGGCGAAGGCCTTCAGCACTACGGTGCAAAACCGCCAGACCTTCAACTTGATCGACTCGCCGGAGCGCATCGCTTCGGCACTGAATACGCCGGCCGGGCACGAGGCCATCACGGTCATGCTCAGCAACGACCCGGCCAAGTTCCGCAGCATTCTCGGAGTCTGAAATGCCTCACCAGATCGGCTACGTCGACAACGCGGGCGGCGTGCTCGCCCACTACAAGATGCTCGCCGTAATTCGTGATTTTGCGGCTGCGAATGGCTGGACGGTGCTGCGCTACGACACTGCATCGGCGAACCGTGAACTGATCCTGAAGGGCAGCGGCTACACCGGCGATGAGGAAATCTTCATCGGGTGCCGCACCTATCAGGATGCCGGGGCCGACTACTACAACCTGGTTGTGGCTGGCTTCACGGGCTATGTGCCGGGCAACTCGTTTGATACTCAGCCGGGCGCCAAGCTGTCTGGTCTGCCTGCACACAATGTGCGGATCGACTACTGGCTGACCATCAACCCGCAGCGGATCGCACTGGGCATGAAGGTCGGAACGCCGGTCTACATCACCGCTTACGCTGGCAAATTCCTGCCCTACGGCCGCCCGTCGCAGTACCCGTATCCGCTGGCTGTCGGTGGTGTGCTCAATGGCGCTGAGTCCAAGCGTTTCAGTGATACCGGCAACTCGGCGTACTTCAAGGGAAACCGGGCGCAGATGCAGATGCTGTCGCCTGCCGGCTGGCAGCAGCCGTACTGCTACCCGTGGGGCAATCTTGTGCTGTCCGGAACCACGAGTTATCTGCGCGACACGGGCGGTAACTACAAGCTGCTGCCCATCGAGCTGCATGACAACACCGCCAACCTGTGGGGCTACCTCGATGGCATCTGCATGATTTCCGGTTTCGGCAACGCCACCGAGAACACGCTGGTGATCAATGGGGAGACCTGGGTGGTGCTGCAGGACGTGTGGCGCACGGGATTCTCTGACTACATCGCCATGAGGATGGACGCATGAGCTACTTCACTGGCAGCGCAGCGGATATGTCCTCCCTGCGTACTGCGCTGATCGACAATGCCCAGCTCGCCGGCTGGGCCTGGTCTGCCGGCGCTCAGGAGCTGAGCAAGGCCGGCGCGGTGCTGTATGTGCCGGCGGTGGCCAGCAACAAGCTGCTGGTGACCGGGCGCACTGCTACTGGTGTGGGTAGTGCGCCCAATGCTGTGGGTGTCGACGGCAATGGCATTGGCGGTGTTGCTGTGACCTGGCCAGTGGTCTGGCATCTGCATGCCATCGGGAATGAGCTGTGCCTGGTGATCAACTATGGCACCCGGTATCAGTGGCTGGCGTGTGGGATCGGTGGCGTCGGTGGAAACCCGGGGACTGGGATGTGGGTTGCTGCCAGTTGCTCTGAAGTTACGCCGTCCAGTGGTGTGGTGCTGACACCGACCTCCGGCAACGGCTCGACCACGTCGACGTGCCCACTGCCGTTCTGCGCGGACTCGTTCTTTCGCACCAGTCATCGAAACTGGTATGTACACAGCAATCTCGACGGTCAGGGCTGGGAGGGCGCGCAATCCGCCAACACGACGCTTGTCGGTATCCGGGCGCTGGTGCCGCTGCTCGGGCTGCTGCCGAGCAACTGGAACAGCGACGCGGTGTTGTTGCCTGCGCGTGCGTACAAGATCCGGCCGAGCGCGATGGTCAGTCTGACGGCTGAATCTGATCTGCTGCGCGTCACGCGCAACGACAACTACGAGGCTGGGCAGATCATCAGCATCGGCATGGATCGATGGGCCATTTACCCTGCGTACCGGAAAAACACGGCGGCGCGAGATGGTGGTGGTGCCGTCGAGCACTCCGGCGCGTTTGGTCTCGCCGTGCGATACGACGGCCCCTGACCATGACCATCATCATTGGTGAGCTGCGGCCGGCGGGTCTCGCCGGCTACAACCAGAATCTGTCCAGCGATCTGGACGGCTATGCCTGGGTGCCCGCGCCACACGAGTCTATCGGCGCCATCGGCCCAGGTGACGGCGTGCTGATCAGCGCACTGCCAGTCACTGTTGCACCGCAGCAGCTGTCTGGTGAGCGGCTGGGCTGCTGGGGTGATGACTGGTATCACCGCATTCATATCAGCCTGCAGCGCCTCGACCTCGGCAACGTCGCGTCGACGCAGACTGCGCCGGTTCGGGTCTGGAATGCGCATCTGCTGCCGCGCAGCCTGCAGGCCATCGCGGGACTGGATGACGGCATCGAACTGGCGGGCCAGCCGCTGCCGCCGCTGCTGTTTGCGGCGCTGCAGGAGCGAGAGTGGCAGCTGTCGATCACGCCTGACGGCGCGCCGGTGCTTGATGTCAGCCTGAGCTGGCAGTTCGACAATGGCGAGGCTCCGGCGATTCGGATCACGGCGACGCGGATCATCGCCTGGGCGTTTGCTCCCAACTGGGCTGACGGCATCACTGAACGACTGGACTGGGCGACCGACGTTCTGCAGAGCGAGACAGGCATGGAGCAGCGCCGCGCGCTGCGCCAAGCTCCGCGCCGGGAATTCGAGATCTCGCTGCTTGCCGAGGGGCGTGAGCGGCAGTTGCTCGACCTGAGTGTGTTCGGCTGGGGATCGAGGGTGTGGGCGCTGCCGATCTGGCCGGACATCCAGCTGACTGGGGTCAGCGTGCCGGCGGGCGCGCTGGCTATCCCGTGCAGCACCGCCGGCCGGGATTTCCGCGCCGGCGGGCTGGCATTGCTGCGCAGCGAGTCGGCATTCGGTGTTGAGGTCGTCGAGGTGCTGAGCGTCGAGCTGGACGGACTGACCCTCAAGCGCTCGACGCAGCAGGACTGGCCAGCCGGCTCGCGGCTGTACCCGGCGCGGCCGGCGACGCTGGCAGAGCAGCCCGGCAGCGACCGGCTGACGGATCGGCTCGACCGCGTTAACTGCCGCTTCCAGGTGCTGGATGCCTGCGACTGGCCGGACGTGATGCCTGCAACCCTGTATCGCGGCGTCCCGGTGCTGACCGCCCGGCCCGATGAATCCGAGGATCTGACCCGCGCCTATCAGCGCCTGCTGCTGGAGCTGGACAACGGCACGGCGCTGCCGCTGCTGACGGATACCGCGAGCCGGGCATTCCCGGTCATGCAGCATCGCTGGCTGTTGTCCGGCCGCGATGAGCAGGCAGCCTTCCGTTCGCTGCTGTATGCGCTGTCAGGCCGGCTGGCGGCGGTGTGGGTGCCGACGCACGCCGATGACCTTGAGCTTGTTGCGCCAGTCTCTGATGTAGCGATGTCGGTGGATGTGGCGGCCATCGGCTACACCCGGTTCGGCCGGTCGCAGCCGGGGCGGCGTGACGTGCGCATCGAGCTGGTGGACGGCACGGCACTGCACCGGCGCATCACCAGCAGCAGCGAGCTGTCGGCTGATGTGGAGCGGCTGGTGCTCGACAGCGCGCTGGGGCGCAACGTCGCGCCGGGCGACGTACTGCGCATCAGCTGGTTGGTGCTGTGCCGGCTGGACAGCGACGGTATCGAGATCGAGCACATGACCGATAGCGACGGACTTGCACGCAGCCATGTGGTGTTCCGGGGTGTGCGTGATGAGGAGTTCAGTGCATGACATTTGACGCAGCAGAGCGTGCATCGGCCAGCGGCCGGCCGGTGCGGCTGTATGAGTTCCGCCGGGGTGTGCTGCGCTGGGCCTATGCCAGCGGCGACCGCGACATCGAGCACAACAATCAGCTGTATCGCGCCCTGCGTGGCGGCATCAGCGACAGCGGCATCCGGCAGACCGGGCAGACGAGCCCGGACATGCTCAAGCTCACGGCACCGGCCGACCTCGATGTCGCGCAGCTGTACCGCGCTGCCGCGCCGAGTTCGCCCGTGCAGCTCACGGTATTCGCCCGCCACTACGGTGTGGATGACTACCTGGTCATCTGGGCCGGCGAGATCAGGGGCGTGCGCTGGCCGGCGCTGGATCGCTGTGAGATCAGCTGCTCGCCGCTGACCGAGCGCATGAACATGCAGGGGCTGCGGCTGGGCTGGGAGCGTAACTGCCCGCACGCACTGTACTCGCTGGCCTGCGGGGTCGACAGCAACCTGCACCGCGTCGCGATCACGGTGCAGGCGCTGGACGGTGTGAGCATCAGCAGTGCTGAGCTGTCGGGTTATCCGCTCGGTCGTTTCACTGGCGGGCTGGTGGAGTGGCCGGTGGGTGCTGGTGAGTATGATCGGCGCGGCATCGAGGCGCATACGGCCGGCGGCCTGCAGCTGCTGGGCGGCAGTGATGGTCTTGCGGTCGGCAGTGCTGTGCGGGTCTATCCCGGCTGCGCGCAGACCGTGGCCAGCTGCAAGGTCTTCAACAATCTTCCGCAATACGGTGGCATTCCGCATCTGTCTGGCAAGTCGCCTTGGGATGGCTCCAACGTGTTCTTCTGAGGTGATCTATGTGGCAGCTCCTTGTGTTGGCCGTGGCCGTGGTGGCTATCGCCCTGACATCTAAACCAAAGACCCAAAAGCCAAAACCACAGGCACTGGATGAGGAGTCGCTGCCGAAAACGGACGAAGGCACACCGCAATGCGTCGTGTTCGGTGACTGCTGGACTGCGGACTTCCAGGCGCTGAGCTACGGCAACCTGCGTACCCGGCCGATCAAGACCAAGAGTGGGAAGTGATGATGTTCGTGACGCTGGATCATCTGCATAGCGTGCCGGGCTGGGGCAGTCGCCCTGGCTACTGCCATCGCGGCGCTCGCGCCCTGTGCGAGCGTTACGGGCTGGACTGGTCTGCGATCGTGCAGGCGGGCGGTGTGGATGCTGAGGTGTTGACGGCGACGGGCGATGCGCTGGCGCTGCAGCTGGTTGAGCATGCGCGCGCGGTGGAGTCTGGAAATGGGCAGTAAGAAGAGCGTCACGATTGGCTATCGCTACTACATGGGCATCCACATGGGCATCTGCCGTGGGCCTGTCAATGCGCTGGTGGCGGTCGATGTGGGTGGCAAGACTGCATGGTCAGGGAGCGTTACCGCATCCGGGCGCGTCAGCATCAACAAGCCCGGCCTGTTCGGTGGAGACAAGAAGGAGGGCGGAATTGTCGGCCCGCTCGATGTGATGATGGGAGAGCCGAGCCAGCTGGCTCCGGCCGGGCTGGCCAGCATGCTGGGCGGAGACGTTCCGGGATTCCGGGGCGTGCTGACGGCCTACTTCAACGGCCAGGTCTCGGCGATGAGCCCGTACATCAAGCCGTGGAAATTTCGCGTGCGCCGCACTACTGCCGGCTGGGACGGTGCGCCGTGGTATCCGGGGAAGGCGAAGGTCGAGCTGGCAGCTGGTGCAATCCACGCGATGAACCCGGCACACATCGTCTATGAGTGCCTGACGAACAGGGATTGGGGCGGTGGCATGGATCGCTCGCGGCTGGATGAGGAATCGTTCCGCGCTGCTGCCGATGCGCTCTATTCCGAGGGCTTTGGCCTGTGCCTGCGCTGGAACAGGTCAGATACTGTCAGTGCGTTCGTGCAGGAGGTGCTCGATCACATCGGGGGCAATCTGTACCTGAGCCGCTTCGATGGTCTGTTCCATCTGACGCTGATCCGTGATGACTATGCGGTCGACGACCTGCCGCTGTTCGATGAGGACAGCGGGTTGCTCGGCATTGATGACGATGACAACGCGGCCACGGCTGGGGCGCTGAATGAGCTGGTCGTCAAGTGGCGCGACCCCATCACCGGCGACGACCGCAGCTGGCGTGAGCGCAATCTGGGCGCTGTGATGGCGGCAGGGCAGGTGCTGACGGAAACGCGCGAGTATGTTGGCCTGCCGACCGAAGAGCTGGCCGGCCGTGTCGCGGTGCGTGAGCTGCGGGCTGCGGCCGCAGGGCTGAAGCGGTTCAAGGTGCGGCTTGATCGCCGGGGCTATCGCATCGAGCCGGGGGAGGCATTCCGCATCCGCAGCGTGCGTCGCGGCATCGAGCAGATGGTGGTGCGTGCAGGGCGCATCGAGGACGGCACGCTTAGCGAGTCGACCATCACCATCACGGCTGTACAGGATGTGTTCGGGCTGCCGGCCACCAGCATGACCAGCGTGCAGCCGTCGGGCTGGGTGGCACCCGATCCCACGCCGCAACCGATCACTGTGCGCCGGCTGCAGGAGCGCACCTGGCGCGATATTGCGCAGGCGACTGATCCGGCAAACCTGGCACTGGTCGATGCGACCGACTGCTACCTGCAGGCGCTGGCCGTCAAGCCGACCAGCATGGCTCAGGCATTCACGCTGCAGGCTCGCGTTGGCACCGCTGACTGGGTGGATGCTGACAGCGGCGACTTCTGTCCCAGCGCCCTGCTGGCCGCTCCCGTCGGCCCGGCTGATACAGCTATCAGCCTGACTGCTGCTGTCGACCTGGACTTTGTCGAGCCAGGCGGTGCGGTGCTGATCGGTGATGAGATTGTGCGCCTGGTCGGCATTGATGCCGATGCGCAGACGGCCGCGATTGCCAGGGGCTGTGTCGATACGGTGCCGGTTGCACATGCTGCTGGCACGCGGGTCTGGTTTGTCGAGGGGGGCGGTGCAGTTGATCCGCTCGCTTACAGTCCGGGCACCACAGTGCAGGCCCGGCTGCTGACTGAGTCCGGCAGCGGCCAGCTCGACCCTGCGCTGGCGGCTGTCGATAGCCTGCTGATGGCGCAGCGGGCGGCTCGGCCGTACCCGCCGGGCAATCTGCGAGTCAATGGCGCGTCCTATCCGGTAGCTGTAACTGGTGAGGTTACGGTCAGTTGCGCGCACCGTGATCGGCTATTGCAGGCTGACCAGTTGATCGACACTACTATCGGCGATATCGGCCCGGAGCCTGGTACGCAGTACCGCTTCCGCTTCTACAGTGGCTCGGTGCTCAAGCGCGAAGTGTTGCAAGCAGGGGCTGCTTACAATTACCCGCTGGCTACAGAGATCAGTGATGGCGGGCCATTCAACCCGTTGCGCATCGTTGTCGACGCTGTGCGCAGTGGTCTGTATAGCCATCAGGCACACGACATCAGCGTGGAGCGGCTGGGGCTGGTCACTGCGCCGCCGATCCGCCTCAGCCTCACGCCGAGCGCATTCGGGGCCGGCACTACGTCGCACATGGTCGCAATGCCCGCCAGCGTTGCTGCAGGCGACCTGCTGCTGATGCAGTTTGTTAACGACGGCAGCGCCACTGTCGCGGTTCCGGCCGGCTGGACTTTGCTGACCAGTAACAACAACAGCACGGCCGTCCGGTCGAGCTGGTTCTACCGGATCGCATCAGGTGCCGAGGGGGGCACGAGTGTTGATCTGGTAACGAGCGCTGCCGAGCATGGCGCTGCTCAGGTGCACAGGTTCCAGTCTGGGACGTTCGATCCAGCAGTTGCCCCCGCAGTGGCCGTGGCTACAGGGTCGAGTGTTTCCCCGAATCCGCCGGCGCTGAGCCCAGCATGGGGAGAGGCCGATACGTACTGGATCGCTGCTTATGGTGCGGATGATGACGATGCGACAACCGGCTGGCCCTTGGTCGATGGGCAGACCTACACGCCAAGTGGCACCGGCACGACTACCTGCTCTGCCGCATCGTGCGTTCTGGCGTTGAGGGTTGCCAGCATCGACCCCGGCCTCTTCACGATGGCTGCAACAGAGGAGTGGATCGCCGCGACTGTGGCGATCAAACCGGTCGGTTTGTGAGTGCAACGGCTTTGCACATGCGGCAACGCGAGTTCGCGCCATTTATTGCGCTCAAGTGCGCCAAATTTCGCGCGCCCCTACAGAATCGGGACTCCACCATGCGCCTCATCAACCTGCAACCCGGCCGCAGCCTGCGCCTGACGCTGGCTGCCCTGCCGCTGATCCTGCTGGTGCTGCTGTACTGCGCCGGCTCGGCCGAGCGGCTGGCCGACAACCCCAACGACAAGCTGCTGCCCTCGTTCAGCC